CACCAGGATCAGCAGCAGACGCAGCAACAGAAGACGCAGCAGCAGAATCAGAAGACGAACACGGAAACGCAGAAGAAAAAAAAGAAGGAGAAACACCAAAAGCATCATCAGTAGCAACAACAGAATCAGAAGACGAAAAAGGTGACGGAGATGGAGAAGCACTAGAAGACGCAGAAACAGAAACAATAAATTCAGAATTAAATGTAGGAAATACAGCACCAAAAGTAACAGAAGAAAAAGCACCAGCACCAGGAGACGAAATAATAAATTCAGAATTAAATGTAGGAAATACAGCACCAGAAGTAAGAGAAGAAAAAGCACCAGAAGTAACAAAAGCAGAAGCAGAATCAGATGTTGACATAGAAATAGTAGAAGAAGAAAAGCAACAAAACCAATTTTTAGATGAATCACGAATTAATAGTATATATGAAAATGATATAAACATGATAACCGTAATAAATAAAGTATATTATCATTATTATAATGATAATATATCGTATTTATTAAATTATTATAATAATGATAGAGATGATATAAATAAACAGATTATATTGTTAAATATAAGAAAAAAATTATTAACTAATACGAAATATAATAAATATCTTATAAATGAAACAACTCAAATTATAAATGTATTAAAGAATACTAATAAAGCTTTTTATAATACATTAACCACAGATATTATAAATAAAACGACTAAAGGTGGTATGTTTAATTTAAAACATATATGTAATTTAAATAAAAAAATAAAAAAAAATTATATATCTTTTAAAAAGTTACAATTAGTAGTGTATAACAGAATATTATATTATTTTAAACAATTAAAAATTCAAATTGATATACAAACGTTATTTAATATACAAGATATTAAATTAACTCATAATGAAACAATGATATATCAAAACATTAAAACTAAGTATATGCAATTACAAAAATATTTAGATTCTATTCAAAACATTTTAAATAATGATTATGTACAAAATATTAATAAAAATATTAATAAAAATATTCAATCAAATATAAAATATCATAAAGATTTATATATAAATGAATTTAAAAATATAATATTAATTGAAAATATAACTATAAATATTATATATAAAACATATAATAGTTTATTTAAAAAACAAACTGATAAAAACATTACTATTAATAAACTATTAAAATTTAATAATAATAATATAACAGAATTTTATTATAATAGTGGAGATTTTTATATTATACATTATTTATTTTTAATTTTTATACTTAAAAATAATGAAAATGAATTTACATTAAACTATATAAAAAAATATTTTTTAGAAAAGTTTATAAATTTGTATATTGAAAATTATATTGAATATTATATACAATATAAAACTATTGATATAATAACAAATAATTATTTTGATTCAACTTGTACAAAGAGTACAATAACACCATTACAATTAGAGAATATTATAAAAAACATAAAAAATAATCCTCTACAAAATCATACTAATAGTGAAGAATATTTACATCAGTTATTATTATATAATATAAATAATTTAAAGAACCAATGTTATAATAATATATATAAACATATATATTTAGATTCTTTTTTTATAATACCACATTATTATGAAATAAAACTATATCAATCTATATACAAAAAAACTTTTAGTAATTTAACATATAATGCTTATTATATTTTAACAAAAAATAATAATCTAAAAGAATTACCAGAATTAAAAAAATTATGGAAATTATATTTAGCTTTAAAAAAAAAAAATCTTAAAGAACTATCAGAAGATAATAATTTAAATATTTATATACCTGATATAAATATATCTGATAAAATAGAATTATTTAATAATATTAAATCATTAACATATATTTTAGAATTATTAAAAAATTTTTTATACAAAGTAATTAAAAAAATAATTTTTAAAATAGAAAAAAAAGAAGAAAAAGAAGAAGAAGAAAAAGAAGAAAAAGAAGAAAAAGAAGAAGAAGATGAAGAAAAAGAAGAAGAAGAAGATAATGAAGATGAAGATGAAGAAGATGAAAATGATGAAGAAGAAGATGAAAATGATGAAGAAGAAGATGAAGAAAAAGATGAAGAAGAAGATGAAGAAAAAGATGAAAAGAAAAAAGAAAAAAATACTGAATTTATTATTACAAATAGCTATATTAGTAAATTTAAAAAAAATATAAATAATAATATAATATATGATATAAACTCTGCTGTTGAAATAATAGAATCAGATGATAAACTTACTAGATTTATATATCAATATTATTATTATCAATATTATAATATACAATTTATTGATGATAATACAAAAAAAAGAATATTATTAGAAGGAATTATAAATTTTATTTATATGAAATTTAAAAATAGTAAAATAACATATTTAATTAATTATAATATAGAATCTTTATTATGTATATTATATTATATATTAAAAAATAAAAATTATACAAAATCAGATAATATGTTTTTAGCTTTTTTTTATAATGAAAAAAATTATAATATATTATTATATTTATTTTATGATGAATTATATGATATTGTTAAAAATAATGTAAATCTTTATAATTTAGTAAATTATATAGTTGAACAAAATATAAATTTTATGTTTAAAAATTTATCAAATAAAACTATATTAAATGAATATATTCAAAAATATTTTAATATTGTAATAGATATAATTATTAAAAAAGATTTAAAAATATTATCATTCAAAAATATTTTATATTTAAATATTTTATGTAATTATAATAAAATTCTAAATAAAGTATTAAATAAATATGATTCTATAAAAGTTAATAAACTTATTACTTTTATAAATTCTTCTAATAATATTACAATATCTGAAATTAAAAAAGATAAATTAAATACAGCTATAATAAATAATTTAATTTATACTGATAATTATATTTATGAAAATAAAAGTAAATATAATGATATTATTGATATATTATTATATGATACAAATAATAAATATAATAGTATATTTATTGAAAATATAAATATTCAAACAATTATAAATAATAAAATTGTACAAAGAGTAGATGAATATACTAATAATGCTGTTGAATTAAAAAAACCACCAATAATACAAAGAATTTTTTTAAGAAAAAAATCTGCATATATTATAAACGACGATATAAAAACACAACCAAAAATAACAACAGATGAACCAATACCAGTACCAACACCAGTACCAATACTAACACCAGCACCAGCACCAATACCAACACCAGCACCAACATCATCAAAGCAAAATAATGATAATATAAATACATATAATGATGATGAGAAAACAAGTAATAATATAAATGGTTTATTAAACAAATTAAATGATGATGATGATGATGTTAAAAATATAATTAATAAAATAATTATGTATGATATTTTTATATATGAGAAAAAAATATGTATAATTCCAAATAAAACTAAGTATTTAAATATATTTAAAAAAATTAATTCAAAATTTAATAAAATATTTTTAAATGATGAAATATTAAAAACATTAAAAAAATATGATATACAATTAGATAATTATAATATAGATACATATGTAAATTTTTATTTATATTTATTAAATTATTACTATAAATATCAAGATTTAATATACTTATTAAAAATATATATTATATTAATTTATAATTATGAAAATATTAAAATACATACAATAAATTATAAAAATGATGAATTATTAAGTATATTAAATAAAAAAAAATCCTTAATGGAACAGGAATTATTTACTACAGTTATCTTAAAAGGTGGGTTAGGATTAGTTAATAATTATATAACTAATAAATTAGCAAAATTACTTAAATATATAAATACTATTATAAAAATAGAAATATATAAAAGTGAATTTATTCTTACACCAGAACATATAGCAAAAATAAGATATTATATTACAACTAATAATCTTAAAATACAAATTGATTCATATAAATTAAGTATAAATAAATATAATAATAATATTACGTATAGTTTGTATAGATTTTATTTAAAAAGATTTTATAAATCTTATAAAAATTATAATGATGATATACTTTATTTTAGATTAAAATTAATATTAACAGATTATATACCAAAATCCAATTCAATATTAATTAATTTATCTAATAAATTAAATTTAAATATTACTTATTATTATGATAATTATATATTAAATATATTAGATAAATTAAATAATACTATATATAATGACTTATATGATTATAAGCCTATACTTAATGAAATATCAAAATATATAATATATACTGATATAATATACGGTAAGATAAAACATAAACATTATATTAAATATAATAATACATTAAAAAAATATATAAATAAAGATATATTATCTAGATATAATAGAGAAGAAAATTATATTGATAAATATATAAATTTATTAAATAATTCTGATGTTAAAATGAATGATGAATTATTAGAAACTAGATTATATATTATATTAGACTATTATAAAAATATAGATAAAAATATATTTTATAATACGCCAACTAATTATATTCAAAATAATCAATTATATATAAATGAAATTGAAATTGAAATTGAAATTGAAATAAAAGAAAAACTTACTATATTTTTAGAACCTATTTTATTAAATAGTACGAATAATACATTATTATTTAATGATTTACAACATTATGATATAATGTATTATATTACAAATGTATGTTATATGATTTATAACATATATGATAAATTTAATAAAAATTATTATAAATTAACAATTAATGAACCTATTAAAAATAAAACCATAGAATTTTTAAAAAAAATATATAATGAAATTGATTTTAATACAATTACATATAATAATGATTTTATAAAAGAAAATTATAATAAAGAATTAATAACAATTGCGAAATTACAATAATACCTATTATTTTTTTAATTATAATTTATATATTAATTATAATGGATAAATATAAAAAATATAATTATAAATATATATCTGAAAGAGAATATATATTACTTCCAGATTATCCTGAGAATTATAATGAAATTATAAAAAGTAATGATGAAAATAAATTTTTTGATGAAAATAATTCTAGCTTTACAAATCATTTAAAAGATAATTTAATAAAACAATCATTATATGATATAATTAATTATAAAAATATTATAAATAATCATGGATTTTTGAATACATCAATGTTATGTTATAGAAATGTTGGATTATCATTAATAAAATATAATTCAAATTTAATTAAATTATTATATGAAAAAGAAATGACTGAAAATAAATTAAATATTATTAATACATTATTATTTCCATCATATAATAATTTAAAATATTTTTATTTATCAATTATTGATATAATTAATAAAAATAAAATTGACTTTATTATATCTAATGAGTCTGATGATGAAGATATAAAAACACAAAAAACAGCAGAAAATAAAAAAAAAATTACAGAAGATATATATAATATTGGTCAACTTTATAAAAAAATTGAGAACTGTAATTATAAAACTGCCTCTGAATATGATCAATTTTTATTTGATATTTTACTACCAGTTATTAATTTCAGTTATAAAATTAGTGATAATAATTATAATTTTTTTAATATAATTTATTCTAATACTTACAAATTAATTTATAAAAATAATATAGAAGAAAAATCAGATAGTACACATATAGAATTAATAAAACATAATAAATATTTAAATGTTTATTATTCAAATTATATAGAAAATAATAAATTAGATTTTAATAAAATCTTATTTACATATAATATAGACTACCAACATTTAATTAAATATAATGATAATATAAATAATAATCATAAATTAGTTATTAATAAATATGATGAAATAATGACAGTTAACATTGCTGATACTATAAATAAATATATTGATGAATTATTAAATATAGAAAATATAAAATATATTAATGATGTTAAAACAATATTATATGATAATAGTCAATATGAAATATTAAATTATTATAAATATTATAATAATACAATTAGAGATGAAATATATATTATTTTAAATGAAGATAATAAATCTTATAACTATTATAGTACAATTTCAAATTATAATAATATTACAATAAATAATATATTATATAATTTAAAATTTTTTATATATTATGATGGTGGTCATTTTATATCTTATATTAAGGATAATGATAATAACTGGTATAGTATAAATGATGCTAACAGAGCTGAAATTATAGAAAATGATAAAATAGATGAATATATGTTAAGAGCTAGACTATTATATTATAAAAAAATATCTACAGAAGGAGAAAATGCGACAGAAGGAGAAAATGTGACAGAAGCAAATGTTAATAATATTTTACAAAAAATTATGACTCAAAAAGATTTTGAATTAGATGATAAACTTAAATCAAATAAAGAATATGTAAAAATATATAATTATGCCAAAAAAATATATAATGAAGATTATGACTATAAAACAATTTTTAATACTGAAAATGAATTAATTGATAATATAATGGTACATGTAAAAAAATATATTACAGAACATAAAAAAATATTTGAAATAGAAACTAAATTAAGAAATAAGATACAAAGAACTGGAGGTTATTATTATAAAATTAATTTTAATGAAATATTGAAATATTATTATAATGAATTAGATAAACCAGTAGAAATAAATTCAATATTTAAATTATATTTTATAATAGGTATTTATATATATTATAAAAAAGAAATATTTGATTATAAAAAGAATTTAAGAGAAATATATGATGAAACAAAAAAAATTTATAAAAAATATATAAATGAATTTAATAAAAATAGAAATTGTTTTATAAAGAATTATTATATAAATAAAATAGAAATAGAAAAATATTTAAATTTAAATTTTATTTATCCGATATATGAAAAGATAGAATTAGAAGATATTAATATAAAAATAAAAATAAATAATAGTAAAATAAAAATAAATAAAACTTCACAAGAATTAAAAGAAGAATTAGATGAATTTATAAGAAAAAAAGATTATATATTATTTAATGAGAATATAATTATATCAGAAAATAGTAGTTATAAACAAGATATTAGTTATTTAATAAATTTCATAAGATATTATTCATATAATAAATCAATAATAATAGATAATTTTAATGATTTATTATCATTAATTGTAGTAGAATTTATAACAAATACAGATGAAATCATTAATTTAAAAATAAATGATAAAGATTATTCAATACCTAATATTAAGATACATCCATATAGAATATCAGATAAAAATAAACCTATAATAACAATTACTTTAAATAAAATAGAAGAAGAATTATTTATAAAATTATTAAGTAAACAAAATTACGATGGATTATATGCTATAATGGCACGTTATTTTTATTATTTAGATTTTGATTTAACAAAACCATTAATATATAATTTTTATATTAATAATGAAATAGAAGAGATAATAACAGATGATAAATATGTAGAAGATAGAAGATTATTAATAAATATAAATAATTATCATTTTATACCTTTAGAAAAAATAACAAATTTAAAGATAACAAAAAATAAATATATATTTTTATCTTATTATGGTATATTATTAATAAGTACATTATATACATCAATAAGTTTATATAATTATTTATCATTATTATATATATATATAGGTTTAGAAAAATATAAAGAAAAGATAACTAATATTAAAATAATAGAATTAATAAAATCAGTGATAATAATATATAGATATAAATTAAAAACAGCTGATAAATTAGAAATAGATAATTTAATATTAAAATTAGTTAATTTTAGAGAAAATCCTATAATAAATAAGCTAAAATTACATATAAATATAGATATTAATATGATATCAAAACTTTTAAAAAATAATTCAATAAAAGAAATAAATTATAATGATTTATATGATATTTTTAAAGAAGTATATTATAATTATATATTAGAAAATAGTGATGAATTAATAATAAAATTATTATATTCATTTATTTTACCTATATTAAAAGAAATAATAATAAATACAGATATAAATACAATAACATTACAAAAAGAAGTAATTAGAATAAATGCTATTGAAACATTACAAAAATATAAACAAATAGAATATAAAGGAGGAACAACAAATACGGATATAAATATAACTAATGATTCAGAAAAAACTACAAATAGTGAAGTTGATACTAAAAAATCAACAGATACAACACCACAAATTCAAAAATTAATTAAAGATTTATCAATAATAGGGACAATAGAATTATTATTTAAGAGTTTAAATATAGAAAAATTAGAAGAAGTATATTTTACTAAATTAAATGAATTAAGTTTTTTACCTAGAATTAATACAGAAGATCCAACAAAAAAAGATAATTTTTTATTTGACACAGAAAGTATATTAGGAGATTTTAAAATAGATTTTAATGATCGTAATTTTTTAAATAATTTAAATAAAATTAGTACATTAATAGATAAAAATTTAACAACAGTAAATGATGAAATTAAATTATATGATGTAAATAGTGATAATAATAAATCTGGATCAAGCGAACAACAAATATTAACAACTATTAAAAATAATATTAAAATATTAAAAACTACTATAGAAAGTTTAAATGAATATAAAGAAATAAATAATGGAGATGTGAAACAAATATTGAAAGATTTTAAGATAATAATAGATGAAAAAGAATATATAAATTTAGTGGGAGATCCTAAAACAATAATAGATGATTTTGAAGAATATGTATTAGAAATTGAAAATTTAATAGATATTTATAGAAATATATTGAAAGATATAAAAAATACATATGATTCTATTAAAAAAGGTATAGATGATACAAAGAAAACATTTAATGCTAATTATAGAAATGATGATATAGATGGAAGATATAGAAGAAAAATGGATTATTATGATGATGACAGAGATCGTAGAGATCGTAGAGATCGTAGAGATGATAAAGAACCCAAGGATGATGAAGAAAAGAAGGGAGGTGGAACAAAAATAAAAGATTTTAAAGAAAGAATAGATAAAATTACTGGAAATAAAGAAAATATAATGCCAGTTAATATAAAAAAATTAAATGATAAAATAGATAATGTAACACAAAAAAATAATTTTAACAAAATAAATGATAAAATAAATGAAATAAAGAATCATTATAAAAAACTTAAAACTAGTAATTTAGTAAGTGATAGTGTAGATAAAGAAGAAGTTCTTAAAAATTTTATAGATAATGATGGAATTAATTTATTTGAAAAAATGTTATATCAATATGATACTGATGTAAAAGAATCAACAGATGAAATTGCTAAAAATAATTTTTATGATAATGTTCAAAACAACGATTTAGATCCAGAAAAAGAGTTAGCAATTAATATATATGATAAATTAATATTTGTAGTGGTTATTATTATATTAAGATTATTTACATTACAATTAGTTTATTATTTTATAGACAGAGATATAGTTTTAAATATAAAAAAAGCCATATATTATTATGCTATTTCATATGTAATATTATTATTTATAATGGTATTTGTTGTAAATATAGATGTATTTAGATTTAGAATAGTTTTTAATTATTTAAATATGCATATAAATTCAACAAATATATTTGGTCACGTTATAATTAAATTAATTATAACTTATTTAATTTATTTATTAATATTAAATGTAAGAACAGAACCTGTTAGAACAAAATTATCAAATAATGAAAAAATAAAATTAAAATATAAATTAGATATATTAACAATTACAATTGCTGTATTTTTAGTTATATTAACATTAGTGCTTTAATTGATATTTAAATAGTAATGATATATTATTATTATAATTATATATGGTAGAATTAATAAAATCATTATAAATTAGTTTATTTTTATTAATAATGAGTCTATTATTATTAATATCTAGAATAATATTATCTATGAATGTACCATTTTCTTTAATTATTTTAATTTTATCATTTACTTGAAATTTAATATAATTATTATTAATATTAATAGAAAAAGTATTATTATAATTATTTTCTAAAACATCTATAATATTATAATAATAATGATTAAAATCTAAATTATTACCTCTGTAATCTATTAATGAAATAATCCAATTATTATTTAAATTAATTTCATTATAATTATCTGTTATTGGTTTCCATATATCCCAATTACTTTTATTACTTATAGTATTAATATAAGTATAATTAATATTTTTTAAACCATCATTAATTGATAATAATATATAAGGCGTTATTTTTTTAATATCATATGGTAAACAAATACAACATGGATAAATAAGATTATTTTTAATATTTATATTTGGTGTAACTTTAAAATTATTTTTACTAGTATTTATTATAAATGTTTTAAAAGTATTATTATTAATAGGATTTTGATTAGTTATTTGTATATTTGGTATTATATTATCTTTATTATTAAATAAATTATTAGTATCTATATTAGTATCATTTGATTCAAATGTTGGTGGTGATAATAAATTCATACTAGCTCTGATATTTTCAAGTTCTTTTAATTTACTTTCAATGATAATTTCTTTATCAGGTTCATCAGTATTAGTAATATCATTTTTAATTTTTACTAAAATTATTTTATTAATTTCATTATTTGGTATGGAAGAATTTAAATTATTTTCTAAATAGGTATTATTAAAAATAGATATAAATTTATCTTTTGGATATTCAGTAATTTTATATTTATCATTAAGCATTTTTAAAGCAGCTAGGTATAAATTATCACAATTCATTTAATAATAATGAATAATACTTAAAACTTAAATCTTTTGTAAATAATTAATATTAGGTCTAAAAAATTTAAATCTTAATTCTTTCATTTTATTATCTGTTAAATCTGGATGATTTATAACTTTATCAAATGTTGCTGTTTTTTTATTTTTTCTTAATAATAATAAAAATCTTGTTTGAAATGTTATAGAAAATACACCACATTCTGTATTACTAAATTGATGTTGTTTTTTATTAATATGAATATTAAAAGGTTTTTTAAAAATATTTTCCGCTTGTTTTTTTATATCATTAAAAACATCTATTAAATCATTTGGCATTTTAGCACTAGTGCTATCATAATAATAACCACCATATGATTGTATAGTAGGATCAAATATAAAAAAAGAGGATGTCCAATGAGTTCCAGGTTCATTATGTTTAGATAGATTAGTAATAAAACCAAAATATTTAATATTATAAGTATCAATTAAATGTTTAATATTAATATTACAATATGATTTTGAATAAAGACAAGTATTATTTATTTTTTTAGCAAAATCTATTGAAAAAACTCCATGAAATTTATATTTAAAACTAGATATATTTTCATATTGTTTTAATACTTTTTCAATATCAAAATTAGATAACCATTCTATTGGATTATCAACCCAATCATCAGGTTGTGATGGACGTAATTCATTATCTTCTATAGTTTTCATATCATTTTTAATTTTAGTATTGCCAGTTTTAATAGCATATTCTTTAAGAATATCAGTCCATGCCCAATAAATATTTTTTTTATTTATAGTTTTTTCAAATTTTTCATTAATTTTATTAATAAGTGTATTTATACTATCCTTTGAATTATATATAATAGGATTATTTATATTAAAAGTATTCCACGCATTAATAATAAGAAGTAAAGATTTTTTACTAAAACAAACAGGTTTATTTTTACCAGAAACAGTTGGAGTACAATATTTCATAATCTTCTGCTTATAATGAAATATTTAAAAATAAAAATTGATTATAATTTATAATATAAAATTAATATAATATGGCAGCTAAAAATGAACTACAATTATTTATAAATAAATATAAATCAGAAAAAGGCAAACCATATACTAATACAAATATTGGAAATCCTAAATTTGCTATTAATGTACCTAATGAAAATTATGAAGAATTTTTAAATTTATATGCTTTAGCTATCACAAATGGAATTCATTTATATTTAACTGAAAAACCATTAGATCCTAGTCCAATACGTGTAGATTTAGATTTTAGATTTAGTCAAGAAATAAATACAGAAGGAGAATCAAAACCGTTAGTTAGAAAATATAATGATATAATAATTGATAAAATTATTGATAATTATTTTAAAATTTTAAATACTTATTTGAATATAAGTGATGATGCTAATATTGCTTATATTATGGAAAAACCATCACCTGTTTTATTTAGAAATAAAATAAAAGATGGAATTCATATTATATTTCCACATATTATTATTAATAATAATATTCAACATTTTATTAGAAAAAAAATATTAGATAAAGCTAATGAAATTTTTAATATTCCTGATATTTGTAATGTCCCTGAAGATATTGTAGATAAAGCAATTATAAGTGCCAGTCCTTGGCAAATGTATGGTAGTAAAAAACCTGAAAGTGAAACATATAGAGTATCAAAAATTTATAAATTTAAAAATAATAAAACTGAATCTCTTATATATGCCAGATCAGCTAAAGAAGAAATAGATTTTATTAAATTATTCTCTATGAGAAAAATAAATATTCCTGTTACTGAAATATTAGAAGATAAAAAAGTTGATATTGATGAATATATTAGACATGTATTACCATCTATTGATAAACATCAAAAAGATAAATTAGATAATAATATATTTTCTAGTAAACTTACAAATATCACAAAAAATTATACTAATGATGATGATTATATATTAGCTAAAGAATTAGTAATTGAATGTTTATCACATAGTCGTGCTGATAAATATGATGATTGGATAAATTTAGGATGGGCATTAAGAAATATTGATTATAGATTATTAAATACATGGATAGAATTTTCTAAAATTAGTAGTACTTATATTGAAGGTGAATGTCAACAATTATGGGATAAAATGAGAAAAGAACATTTAAGTATGGGAACACTTAGATGGTGGGCAAAACAAGATAATTTACAAAAATATAATGAAATTATTAATAATTCAATTATTCCATTAATTGATATTGCTATTGGAAGTGAAGGTGCTCATTATGATGTTGCTAAAGTAGTTCAAGGTATTTATAAAGGAGAATATAAAGCAATTAATAAAGAAACATGGTATAAATATGATAAAAATTCACATAGATGGATAAAAACAAGAGAAGGATTAAATTTAAGAAAAGCATTAAGTGAAGATATTTGTAAAAAATTTATGGAAAGATCTATTTATTATAATAATATGATAATGAGTACATGTGATGAAGGTCAAAAAGAAATTTATAATAAAAAAGCTATATCTGCTAGTAAAATTAGTTTAAAATTAAAAACATCTGGATTTAAAGATAGTGTAATGAAAGAATGTAAATGTTTATTTATTGATGAAAAATTTGAAGAATTATTAGATAATCGTTCTTATTTATTAGGATTTGATAATGGTGTATATGATTTAAAATTACATATTTTTAGGGAAGGTATGCCTGATGATTATATTTCATTATCTACTAATAAAAATTATATTCCATATGATCAATCTTTACCAGAAATTACTGAAATAAATACGTTTTTTAGTAAATTATTTACTAATGAAGTATTAAGAAATTATGTATTAGATATTCTTACATGTGCCATTGATGGAAGTATAGCACAAGAACGATTCTATGTATTTATTGGAGATGGTAGTAATGGTAAATCAAGATTATTAGATTTTATTCAAAAAACTATGAGTGATTATTATTCTACTCTTCCTATTGCTTTACTTACTCAAAAACGTGCTGCTTCTAATTCAGCACAAAGTGAATTAGAAAGAACTAAAGGTAGAAGATTTGCTGTTCTTCAAGAACCTAGTGAAAATGATAAAATAAATGTTGGTTTAATGAAAGAATTATCAGGTAATGATAGAATTTTAACTAGAGGATTATATAAAGATCCTTATGAATTTAAACCTCAATTTAAAATGATTTTAGCATGTAATGAATTACCAGAAGTAGGCTGTGATGGTGGTACATTTAGAAGAATTAGAGTTATTGAATTTTCATCAAGATTTTGTGAAAATCCTGATCCTAATAAACCTAATGAATTTCCTATGGATTTACAATTAAGTGAAAAATTAGAAAGATGTGTTGATGCTTTCCTATCAATGTTAATAGAAAGACATAAAAATTTAAATCCTAATAAAATTAATGAACCTCGTGAAGTTATTAATGCTACACAAAAATATAGAATTAATAATGATGTTATTGGTCAATATATGAATGATAATATTATTATTGATTCTACATATAAAGAAAAAATAGGATTAATGGAAATTTATAATGATTTTAAACAATGGGCTAATAAAAATATTAATAAAGGTAAAAAAATACCTGATAGAAATCAGTTAAGATCTTATATTGAAAAATTATATGGTATTTATGATGCTAAAATTGGATGGAAAGGATTACGATTTAAAAATGAAAATGAATTATCTGAAATGTCATAATTTTTATAAAATAATATAAAAAAATGATTATTATATTATTTTATATATTTTAATCAATAATGGAAGATATTAAAGCTATTATTCTTAAGAAATTTGATGAAATGTTAACTACTAGTTTAGAATCTCTTGAATCTGGTGGTAAATTTTCATCATCTGAGATTGGAAAAGATATTGGTAAATTTATTAATGAAGAATTAAAAGAAATTCGTAAAAAAAGTAATAGTGGAACTAGAAAGAAAAAAGTAGAAGAAGATACAACATCAAAAGACGATGAAAAAAAACCTAAACGTAAACCAAGTTTATGGAATATTTATATGAAGAAAAAAATTATTGAACTTAAAGCTGAATATGAAGAAAAAGGTATTATTAAAAATTCAAAAGAATTATTATCAGAAGTTGCTATATTATGGAAAGAAGATAAAGCGACTTTTAAAGTAGATGAATAATAATAAATTTTTGTATTTTGTTATAATAGAAAAATGGAATCTAAAATAATTATTAAAGATAAAAGATTAATTATAGATTTTTTAGAAAAATATGCTACAGAATATAATTTAGATGAAATTTCTAGAACACAATCTATAAAATTATATAATAATATAGAATTTAATGGTAGAGTAGCTAATTTTATAATAGATATAAATGATATTAATTATTATACTGATATATTAAAAATATTAAATTTATGGGATGAAGTCCATGAACCTATCACAATTGATTATTTAATGGAACATGTAATAGAAACATTAATACAATGGATACAATTAAGATTAAATACATCTAAGATATTTGTACATAAATACTGGGATTTTTTAAATAAATTATATGTTCAAACATGTTTTAATAAAGAATCTTTTAATAATTTATATACAAAAGGTTTAACTGATACAAATATACGTAATATATTTTTTGGTGATTGTAGAGAACATGAAGTATTATTACATATTCTTCTTAAATTATATTTAAGAAAACATAATTTACTTTCTAAATTTAAAATATTTAGATATTATGGATATGGAACTACTATAACAAATATACGTAAAAATAATTTATTTTGGCGTAAATCTAAATCATTATCAAATATTAAAGTTAAATTATCTAAAGGTGGTAATATATTTCCTAACATAAATGATATATCAATAGTAACATGGGAACATACACATCCATTATTATATGATTTATCATCAAATAAATTATATGCTATTGATGCGTTAGGACATAAAACTCATATAAATCCAAATGCTATAGAAAGACATAATGTAGAAATAATGATAGAAAAAATAAATAAATCATCAACATATTCATTATGGTATAGTAATTTAAAAGATAGAGATACAAGAATTTATATAGAAAATCCTACATTTTTTAGTGGAAATAAACAATGGACTCTACCATATAAGAGTAAAAAATCAAGTTTAATATATGGACATGAATTTGATGATACAAAATTATTAAAATCATTATATTATAATTCTAAATATCGTTTATTAGATTTAAGAAGTATACCAAATGAATTATTTTTAGAAGATGGGGTAAAAGAATTATGTTTATTATTTGAAAAAAAATGATATATAAATAAAAGAAAGATAAAAATAATAAATGGAAATAGATAAAATAGATACTATTATTGAAAATCTTAAAGAAATGCTTCACGTAGATAGAGGTGATGATATTAGTGAATTTGAGGAACATGAAATAGAAGTTGATAGAGAATCTTTTTATAATGATAATACTTTAATTAATTTTCATACTAATAATACGGCAATAATATTTGCTTTAACAAAAAATTTGCGAACTTTATTAATGTCAAATTTTAAAGAATATAAAAATAAATTAGATGCTTATTTAAAAGAATTTAATAGTAAATATAATATTATAATTGTATTTAATAATGATATATTAACAACTCCTACAATAACTCAATTATCAACAATTGATAAAATTTTACAAAAGAAAAATGGTATGCTTCAATATTTTCAAATGAATGAACTTTTATTTAATCCAACTAAACATGAATTAGTACCAAAACATAGAAAATTAAGTTTAGATGAAGGTAAAGAAATTATGGAAAAATATATGTGTAAAAATAAATTACAAATGCCTATTATTTTACATAATGATACTATAGCTAAATGGATAGGACTTAAACAATTTGATATTGTAGAAATAACACGTTATAATGAAAACAGTGGTAAATCTTACTATTATAGATGTTGTATTTAATATTTATTTTTTTATTATAATAATAGATGTCATATCAATATACTAATTTTGAAAATACTATACCTATTGTAGAAAAATGGGTTAATAAAACTTTTGATTCTTATATTAATATAGGTTTATATGAAGAAAAAAATATTAAATATAATTATTATGTTTTAGATCCAGATGATGATAATAATAATGTATCATATATATTAAGAGTTAAAAATCCTATTAAAAATTATCAATTATTTACATGTGGAGCAGGTGGAAATGGTGGTATTATATATGGTAAAGGTGGAAATGGTGGTAATTATTTATATATAAATAATTTAAAATCAAATCCGTCAATAACTTCTAAACAATTAAGTATAGGATCTTATTTAATAATTCCTGGAAAATCTAGTGATATAATTACAGATTTAGAAAATTATTCAAATGAATTTACAAATATATTAAATAATATAATATTAAATTCTTCATTTTATATTATTTATTACAATGATAATCTATTTAATAATTATAAATTATTAAATATAGACAGATATAAAACCAGAGATTGGAATAAACCTATTAATATTGATAATACTGTAGCAAATATAATAAATATTGTAACATTAAATAATAATAAAAATAATAGAATAGATATATATGAAAATACTAGTAGAACAATTGAACTTATTTTTTATTTAAAAAAATTTAAATCATTTCGGTTTAAAGAATTTAATAATCCAAATTATACAAGACTTATTAGAATTAATAATAATGGAAATATAAATATTATTTATGTACCTGATATAGGTACTAATTATACATATACAGCAGGAGAATATGATGAAATTATATCTATAATTTGTTATCCAAATAGAAGAATATCACAAAAAGATAGTATTGATTGGACTTTATTATTTGATATAGATTATGCTTTATCACCATCAAATAAAAATAATTATTATATATATGATTTTAATAAAAGAACTGATATTAATAATATTAATAGTTTAATAGATACTATTAGTATTAATAATGTAAAAAAAAATACAAATATTTATTATAATTCAAATCCAGATGCTACATATAGATTATTAGAAGATAAAATAAATCAATATTATTTAGGATTACAAGGGGGTGCTAATGGTTTTATTCTTCAAATAACAACTAATAGATATGTAACAATAAGTTCATTTTTAAAAAGATATTATACTCCATATTTATTTTCAGTAGATAATACAGCAAATCTTCAAGGAGGAGGTGCTGGAAGTACATTTATATCAAGTGCTGGAAATATTATTATAAATAAACTTGGAGGTAATAATTTTATAAAATTATCTAAAGTTAATCCTACTAATGTAGGTTATTTTACAAATACTAATGAATGGATAAGTGGTAAAAAAGGTTCTTATAGTACAAGATTTAAGTTATATGCCTATTATAAAAAAGATCAAAATATAGAACTTAATAATAATACACTTTCAAATGGTGGATATACTGGTTATTGGCAATTTATAAAAGATGAAATAAATTATAATTATGGTGCTAATGGTGTTAATGATTTAAATTCACCTAATTATGGTACATATGGTTGTGGAGGTCAAGGTGGTAGTATATTAATAGATAAAAATTCTAAATTTACAGGAAGTAAAGGAAAAGATGGTGTTTTTATATTATCATTTATAAATTATGCTATAGCAACAATAATAAATAATAATCCATCTGTTATAAAAAAAATGGTAACTTTATTTATAAATTATGATAATAATAAATTAGATTTTATTAATTATTTAAAAGATAGTAATGAACCTATTAATATTAATTTTAATATATCAAAAATTATAAATAATTCATTTATTCATGATGCTAATATACATTTGAATGAGACTTATATAAAAAAACTTGAAATGTTTATAAATAAAGATAATTTAGTTAAATTATTAAGTTTATCATATATCATACAAAGAATATATTTTATAATTAGTAATAATATTAAATTAATAACAGATATTTCTACTATTTCAACAATTGAAATATTATTTATAGATGATATAACAAAAGAAGAATTAACGGTAATTAATAATAATCTTAAAATAATTATTTATGATAAATTTAATGATATTGATAGTAATATCATTGGATATAATTATGCTAAATATTTTTTAGAACCATTAAATAAAACAAATTATCACCAATTGATTGATGATGACAGTTTTTTAAGTGTTAAAAAAAGAATTTTAATTATTAAAGAAAATGATATTTTATATGATATAACTAATGATATAAAGATAGAAATTCCTAATACATATTATGATAATAATTATTACACATTTTTAATAATGATTATATCATATATATTAGATATTCCTTCAAAAGATTTTAAAATAAATATAAATGTAATTGAAGGAATTTTTCAAATAATTAGAATAAATTCTATAATATATACAATATTATATAATAAATATAATCAATTAGACTATACATCAAATGCTATTATAAATAGAATATATACTAATTTAAAATTATTTAATTATGATATAAAAACAATAACAGATAAAATTCAAATAACAAATAATGTATTTTTAGAACAAAATGAATTTAAATTATATTTTAATAATAAAATAATTGAATATGATGAACTTCATGATAAAAATATACAAAAACTTAATTTTATAAAATCTAAAAAAGCTTTTATGGATGGAAAAGAAGGTTTAAAAAATACAATAAATATTTTAACTATAATTAGTATTATAATTACAATTATAATTATATTATGGATTTTTATAATATTAATAGCAAATATTAGCACATTAAATTCAATACCACAATTATTTTTAATGATTGTAATATTAATATTAACAATATTTATTATTAATTATTATGAAAAATATTATAGTTATAAAGAATATTTTACAGAACAAGAACAATTAAAACAATTTGAAATATTTAATTCTACTAATGATTTTAATACAATAAATTTTACTTATAATGAAAATAAATATAAAATAACATTTATAAATAATACTTCAGAGTTTATATTATATAAAAATGATAATACTAATATAATTTTAATTCAACCAGGTCAAAATGCTACAGATACTAAAGATGGTTTAGGTGGTACTATAAATATATATGATAGTGATTTTATTTCAAATAATTTAACTGAAAATAATAAATATTCAATTACATTTAATTCAAATTTATTATATATAAATGATAATATTAAAACTAATACTAGAACAAATTTAGATAATATAGATAATATTAAAATATTTTATAATAATGATAGTATTAATAATAATTATCTAACATTAAAAAATTATTATGATAATTTAAATATAAATGATTCCAATATTAAAGAAATATTAGATATTTTATTCTCATATTCTAAAACTAGTTATTATTATGGTAGTAAAGGTAATACTATAATAAATCAAGATGAAATTATTAATAAATTTAATAATCCAGGATCATATGGTATAGGTGGTATATATAGTTCTAATGATAAAAAAGGAAGTAATGGTGTTATGATATTAATAACAAAAGAAATAGAATTAGATAATGAAATACATACAGATATACAAACATTAATAAATTTATACAATAATAATATTAATAAATTTATATATGATAAATTCAATAATATTTATTTAATAGATAATACAGTTATATATAAAAATGCTGTTAAAGCATTTAAAAATAAAATGGAAAAAGAAACAAATAAAGATAAACAATTTGAATTATATGATGCTAAAATGAATAATTATTCTCATAATATATTGATGGATGTTTATTATAAATTAGCATTAGTAAAATTATTTATAATGATATTAGTAACAATAATAGGAGGAATATTATTATATTATTTAAACGAAAATATAATATATTTTGTAATAATATTAGTAATATTTATAATATTATTTTTAGTAATTAGATTTTTTACAAATATAAATTCTATAACTAGAATGGATTATTATAAATATTATTGGAGTAAATATAATAAAAATTATTATTAAATAGAATAAAAAATATGTCATCTTCTATTATATCATATCCAAACGTTAATAAATTTATTAATTTTAAAGGAAAATATATATTACCTAATATTGATAATGATAAATATTCATATTTTATATTAACAAATACTAAAGATAAATATCTTTTAACTAATAATGATATAAATAAAAGTAATATTGATATTGAAATATTTGCGGTTGGTGGTGGTGGAGCGGGAGGTTATTATTATGGAAATGGAGGAGATGGTGGAAAAGTTATTTATAAAAAATTAGAAATTAAGAAAGATGTAATATTAACATTAGAAGTCGGTTCTGGAGCTTATTATGTAAAAGATAATAAATATATTAAAGGATTTAAATTTATATTATATGAAGGACTTATTAATGATATTTTTAATGAAAAAAACAATTATATTATGAATATGAAGGATGATGATATTATATTAAAAGGATTAATAAAAAAAATAGAACAAAAAATACCTAATTTAAATTATTTAAGTGAAATTGATATATTAAATAATAATAATAGAAGTTATACTATTAATATTAATAGTTATTTTTTTGTACCTTATGATTGTTCTATAGAAATAATAATAGAATCACCTAAATATGCTATTATATTTTTTTATAATGATATTGATATAAAAAATAATTTATTTAAAAAAGATTTAATTTATTATAGTAATTATAAATCATATTGGTTAAATGTTGAAAATAATGATAAAAAAACATTTAGAAGAGATGATTTAAAAGAAAATGAAAAATATTATTTTAAATTAATAGGAAGTCAAGATACTAAAATAGAAATTAAATTAATAACAAAAAATAAAGAAGAATATATTATTAATGATAATTATTTTAAATATAATAATAGTATTGAAAATTTTGGTTTAATTTATTCAACAGCATCAGTTATATCAGATAATAATGAAAAAATAATAAATGCTATTGGTGGAAATTCTGGATTTATTAATTCAATTACTAGAAATTATGGTAAAGGAGGATGTATATCATATACTTTAAATAATAGAAATAGAAAAATATGTAATGATGATATACATGGTTATAATGGAATAAGAATACCAATTTCTATATCTTCAGATTTAAAAAATCTTAATTATAAATATGGATCTAGTGGTGGAGGAGCTAATTGGAAATCAAATGATTATGGTGGAAGAGGCGGTATAGATGCTGGAAATGGAATTAGTTTTACAAATATACCATCTTTATCAACCCCTACACCAAATACTGGTGGAGGAGGTGGAGGTAATTCATTTTTATCAAATATAACCGAAAGAAAAATGAAAATAAGTAAATTAAGCGGAGCAAATGGAATAATAATAATAAAAGTTATTAAAAAAATAGAACAAACATTAATTCAAACATTTGTAAATATGGATAATAAAGAAGATATATTAAATATAAATCAAAAATTAGAATCAATATATGAAAGTGATAATGTTAATATATATGATAAAGATAAATTTTTAAATAATTTAAATATAGATAGATTAGATTTAAATTATTTTGGATTAAATACAGCTAAATTATTTATATTTTTTTCTATATTAATTAATAATATTAAGGGATATGTAGAATTAACAGAAAAAGAAAAATTAAGATATCCTATTAAATTTATATATAATGAAAAAAATAAAATAAAATTTTTTTTAGAAAATAATTATTATATTTTTAATTTTGCTAATTATAATGAAATAAATTATTATTTTTCTATAATAAGACCAAATATAGAAGTTAAAGAAGAATTATTAAAAATTTTTACAAATAATGAATTAATATTTAATAATAATTTAAATAATGATTCTTATTTTAATAAAATAATAAATGATATATTAGATCCATCAAAATTAATATTATTTATAGAAAATGTAAATAAACATTATTTTAATAATTTTAATTATTTTATGAATTATGTTTTTTTTACAAATATTTATAATTTAATAATAGATTCTAAAAATAATAATGATATTATTATTAATAAAATTAATGAATTATCACAAATAATTAAAAATTTTAATATTAATTATTTTACTCCAATTGATAAAAATAGTGATAATATAACAGATACACTTGTTAAAGATAGAACATATTATGTTGAAAAACAATTAGAATATAAAAAAATATATGAAAAAAATTTAGAAGAAAATGATAAATCAAATATACTTACAAATTATTCTATAAATGTATTTAAAGCTAAATATTATCAAAATAAGAAAAATAATTGGTTTAATATTTTATTTTATATAAGTATATTTATAGTAATAATTTCATTTATAATAACTTATAATTTATTTGAAAATGATACAAAACCTTTAGTAATTCTCGTATTATTTATAATTATGTTAATTATTATAATATTATTATGGAATAATTCTAATAATGAATTAAAAATATTTGAAAAATTTGGATGTAAAGATAATAATACATCTACTAATTGTATTGATTATAAAGGAAATATAATAACTAATAATTTAATATTACCTTATTATTATATATCTAAAGGAAGTTCTTTAATTACTATAAAACCTAAAAATGATATAATAGCCGATATATTTGTATATGGTTCTCCATTTTATGTAAATATAAATGGAATAGATACTTATTATGAACCAAATATAGATATTTATAAAAATATATTATTACCAAAAACTTTTTCTTATAAAATATATAATAATAAAATAATCATATCAAGTCCAGATAATAATGATATTATATTACTTAAAGAAAGAGAAAGAATAAATGAGACATCATTTAATGAATTAAGATTATATGAATGTAACGGTGAAGGAAAAGATATATGTAACACTATATATAAATCATATAAATTATCTAATAAATATAGTAGATATAATAATAAGGGAGTAATATTAGAAGAGATAAATAATCAACCTATAATAGAATATATTAATATTAGAAATTATTTTGATTTTATTCCAGAAAATGATATATATAGTATTTTATATATATCAGAAAAAGTAATTAAAGAACCATATATAGTAATAAAAATAATAAATGATTTAGGTGCTTCAACAGAAACATTAGAAGAAACAATACATAATTTCAGAAAAGAAATGAGTGTATTTAAATTAAATGTAAATTTATATTTATTAAATAAAAATACAAAGAAAATAGTAGATTTTACAACTAAATATGAATTAGATAGTCAAAAAGAATTTAATAATAATTTAGACTATAATAATCATATATATGATAGAAATATACAAGCTTATAATATAATAAGTAGAGAAATAATTATAAATTTTTATATTAAATTTCTTATATGTATAATAATTGTAATATTATTATTTTGTATATTTTTATATCATTATAATAATAATCAATTTCCTAAAATATTATTATTAGGTTTATTATTAACAGGTATAGCAATATATTTAATATTATATAATATATTTAAACATACTAGATTAGATACTTATAAATATTATTTTACAAAACCTGAAAATAGATATATAAATAAATTGAATAATAATAATAATAATGACGAATATAATATTAAATAATAAAAAAAGAATATATACAGGAAAATATAAGAATTTATTAGAAAAATATACAAATGAAGAAGTAAATTATTTTCAAAAATTACCAACAAATAAGAAAAATGAAATATTAGAAATAGAAAAAATAATAAATAATAATAGTATTGAACCTTTAAGATTTAGATTATTATCATTAAATACTACAATTGAAAATAAAATAATAATTATGAAAAAATATGAAGAATTATTAACATTAAATGAACATTCATCTGAATATGCTAAATTATCTAATTGGATAAAAACAATATTAGAATTACCTTTAGGAATATATAAAAAAATAAATTATGATAATAAATTAATATCTGATTTTTTAAATGATATTAAAAATAAATTTGATGATAATATATACGGTCATAATAATACAAAAGAACAATTATTAAGAATTTTAGCACAATATATATCAAATCCAAATGCTAATGGTTATGTAATTGGTATAAATGGATCAATGGGAACGGGTAAAACTAAATTTGTAAAAGATGTAGTATCTAAAGTACTTAATTATCCTTTAGCATTTATTCCATTAGGTGGAGTATCAGATTCAAGTTATTTAAAAGGACATTCATATACATATGAATATTCATATTATGGAAAAATAGTAGAACAATTAATAAAAAGTAAAATAATGAATCCTATATTCTTTTTTGATGAATTAGATAAAGTATCAGAAAGTAAATATGGTAAAGATATTATAAATACATTAATACATATAACAGATTTAACACAAAATGAAAGATTTAGTGATAAATATTTTGAAGGAATTGATATAGATTTATCAAAATCATTAATAATATTTACATTTAATAATATTGATGAAATTAATCCAATATTATTAGATAGAATAATAATTATAGATATAAATAAATATAGTCGTGAAGATAAATTTAAATTAACAAAACATTCATTGTTAGAAACAATATATAAATCTTATAATTTAAAAAAAGAAGATATTAAAATAAGTGATGAATTGATTTATTATATAATTGATAATACAAAAGAAGAAGATGGTGTTAGAACACTTCAAAGAAATATTAATAATATATATAGTTATATAAATATGAATAGATATATATCAGAAAATGGAATATTAATAACATTTCCATATGAATTAACAAAAGAATATATTGATAAATATCTAATATTTAAAAAAATACAACAAAATAATCTTTCTATGTATATATAATATAATGTTAAAAATAAAATATAATTATATATATTTATTTTTAAGTATAATAATAATTATAACTATTATTATAATTATTTATTATAATAAAAATAATTATAATTGTAAATTTTTAAGTAAAGAAGAAACTAAATTATTTATAGATAATGATATTGATAATTATATTAGAAATTTAAGTATATATGATATAAAAGCTAGAAAAGTAAATAGTAATGAAGAATATAAAGAAAAAGTTATTAATAGTTGCTTAGATTTTACATTTGAACAAATAGAAAAATTAAAAAAATGTTCATTAGAAGCAACAAAATTTTTTAATAATAATTATACTTGGACATTTGCGTTAATTGATAATAATTATGAAGAAGGATTTCCTCATACAAGAACAAATATAATATTTTTATCACCTAATGTTATTAATTATGAAGAAATAGAATTAATTAAAACATTAATCCATGAAAGTATCCATATATATCAAAGATATAATAAAAAAGAAATTAAAGAATATTTAAAAAATAATGGTTATTCATTTTCTAGATATAAACCATTAGTATCATTAATAAGAGCTAATCCTGATTTAGATAATATTATATATAAAGATAAAAATGGAATAGAATTAGTGGCATATTATAATAGTGATAATCCGACAGGATTAAATGATATAACATTAAAAAATTATATGTATGAACATCCATTTGAAAAAATGGCATACGAGATAGCAGAAATATATTATAAATCAGTTTTATCAAAATATAAAGATATTATATAAATATTTTTTTAATATGATTATAATTATGAATAAATTCTTTAATTCTTATTTTTTCATAATCTGACATTATATTATCAATAGTATTTTTATCTAAATTTTCTTTTTTTAATAATTGATATTTAATATTATAATCATATATAAGAATTTCAATAGATTGATTCATAATTCTTTCAAAATCTTTATTCATTAATTTTAATATTATATTCTAAGAATAAATCATTTTTTTTATGAATATATTCCTTGTAATTTTAATACATTATCTATATCAGATTGTTCAAATTGATGCATATTAATACAATTATTAAGAATTTCATTTTGTTGAGATATAAATCCATCATTTTTTTTAAGATTCATAATGGCTTCTATTAATGTTTCTTTGGCTTTTTTATAATTTTTATTTTTATAATATGCTAATCCTACAGTATGTAGAAAATCAGGATTATTTTTTCCTGAATTATTATAAATCTCTTCAACATTTTTCATAATATTATTAGAAATATATTCATTGTCACCTATTAATTGTGTTAGTTTTACAAATTCTCCATTTTGATATAAAAAATTATTATTATTTATACTTGTTGTAAAAATTCCTATTTTAGATCCTTCAAAAAATAAATTTTTATTACAAACATAACATTTAATAGTATCTTTATTATTCCATATAAAATATGATAAACTAACTTTTAATGGAAATCTTATTTTATTCAAAAAATCTATTAATTGTTCAGCACATTTTTTTGATATAAAATATGAACATTTTGATATTAATACTTTAAAAAATTTATATGAATCTAATAAGTTTAAATTTCCAGGTTGATTTATAGCAATTCCTGTTAAAATTAAATCATAATTAACTTCTTTTATTTTATTTAATATTATATTAATATTTTCAATAAAATCATCTATAATAATAATATCATCTTCTATTATAAAATGATAATCATTATCACTACTTTTAATTAATTCATATGCTTTTAAATGTTTATTTAAATTTGATAATTGAGCTGTATTAACAGGAACAACTTGTGATTTAAAATCTTCATCATTAATATCATCTTTATTAAGAGTTACAATTTGTTTATATTTATCTATATTATTTTCAATATCATTTGATGATGGATTATTTATTTGATGAAAATTATATTTAATATTATTTTTATTTAATATTTCTTTTAATTTATTTAATTGTTGATTAAGACTATTAAATCTTAATTTTAAATGATCACTAGTTATTATATAAATATCAATTTTCATTGTTAATATTTAATAAAAATAATAAAGCTTTATATTATATTCAGGTTGATTTTAAACTAGCAAGAGCTAATTCTAAACCATTAACACGTTCAGTTAAATCTTGACGTTTTTCTAATTCAGATATACGATATGATAAATCAGTAATAATAGCAGTTAATTGTTCAATACTATTAATACGATTAGTTAAAGTATTTATTCGTTCTAGATAATTATTATTTTCAATAGATTCAAATCTCTGTGTTACTGCTTCATGATTATATTTAGGTTCAGTTTCTAGATTATATATGCGTCCTTCTAAATTATCTATTTTAAATAAATAATTAATTTTATCATTTAAATCCTTATTTACTATTTGTAAATTATTAATATTATCCTTTAAATTATTTATTTCAGCATCCATTGATGAACGTGTTTCTAATGCCTTAAGTCTAACAATAATATCACTTAAATCTAAATTACCAGAAGCACCCGTTCCTTGTGATAATCTATCAACTTTGTCTTTTAATTCAAGATGCATCTTATAAAAAGGATTTAATTCCATTTTTCTATTTAAAGCAATATAAAAAAAAATGATATAATTTTATACATATATATTAAATAATAATGATAGTTCCGATTCGTTGTTTTACATGTGCTAAAGTTATTGCCGATAAATATGATTATTATATTCAAGAGATGGAAAAATTAAAAGATAAAAAAAAGAAATCAGATGATGATGATTATAAATATTTTAGTGATATTCATACAAAAGAAATTTTAGATAATTTAGGATTAACTAGATATTGTTGTAGAAGAATGTTATTATCTACAAGTGATTTAATGGATATTATCTAAATAATTTATAGTATATATATAAATGGATATTTCAAATGATCAAATAGAAAAAATAATTGAAACTAAATTTAATCAATTTCTAAAAGAAGTTCCAAATTTAAAAAGAGATATAAAAAAAGAAATTGAAACAGAAGATGATTTTTTTAATTTTTCTATTCAAGAAACTTATCAAAATACCATTCAAACTATTATAGATATTATTAATGATACCTTAAATATTATTGATAATTCAAATGATTATAAAAGTTATCTTAATATATTTTTTAATGAACATAGAATGTTTTATTTGGGTATTATTCTTATAATATTATCATTCATTATTTATTTTATTGATGGAGCATCAATTTAATAAATATAATAATTAGTAAATATAATGATTATTTATAATTATTATTTTGCTATAATAATTCTTGCTATTATCTTTTTTTTAATTTCTACTAAAAGTATTTCAATATTACTTTCAATAATTATTATTATTATTATCGGATACTATTATTTTAATAAAATTGATGATTTTCAAAAAACTATTGAAAATAATTTTAATAATAAAATTAAATTAATTAATACTGATATTAAAGATAATGAATTATTCAATGATTCTAATTATTTTTTAAATAAATTTCCTGTAAATATTAAATATCTAAAATATGATAACTATTTAATTGAATTATTATTAAATATCCGTTTTATAAAAATATTTGATAATGCTAAATATATTTATCTTATTGGTTCTATTGAAAAATTTATGAAATTATATATATTTATGTTGGGTGATAGATATGATATAAATATATATTTTACTAGTTTTTTATCATTAAGAACTAGTATTATTAAAGAATTATATTCAATCTATATAATAATTCCAAATAAATTTATATATATTTATAAAATAAATTTATTTCAAGAACTTAAAAAAACAATTTATAATTTTATTTCTCATTCTAGAAAAATGATTATTACTATCCAAAATTATGCTTTTAATGAAAAAAATATTAAATATTTAGAAGATACTAAATATAAACCTTTTAATATCACTAATAATAATTTAGAAGTATTTTAAAATAAACTTCTAGATACTGTTTGTTCTATTGATGGATAATTAAATATTTTTGTTGTCATATCATTAGTTATATTTGTATTTGCCTGATATCCATTACCATTTACTGTAAGTACATCTCTAAATAAATTAAAATCAACTGTATCATCTATAAGATTAGGATTAATAGGTTCTCCTCCCTTTTTTATTTTTCTATTAATATATCCTCCTTTTAACGCAGGAAGATATGTACTTATAAATGTAGGCATATCTAGTAATGATGATGTTAAAGCACCTCCTCTAATATTTTGACTACATGGACAAACACCACCATATTTTATATAATTATTATTAAATTCTTTATTATTAATTTTTAAACTCATAAAATCTTTATAATTATTAATAGGTCCTCTAAAATTTTTTTTACTCATATGTTCTATATATAATTTATTTTTTTTTATATTTATTAATAATGAATAAAATAGGTCCAGATGGAACTTCTTCTACAACAATTTTTAATGATTTTTCTTTATTTTCTTTAAATAATATTAATATTGGTCAATATGCCGGTAAAATTATACAAGGTAGTAATAATACAATATTAGGTCAAAATGCTGGAATTATGGCAATAGATGTAAATGATAATATATTATTTGGTTTTAATTCTGGTTCTTTAATAAAATCTGGAAATTCTAATATATGTTTTGGTAATGATAATACATTATTACCAGAAATAAATAATTGTATAAATATCGGTAATAATTATATTAATTCTACAAATTCAATAACTATTGGATGTAATCTTATTAATGATAGTAGTATTAATATTGGTTATGATAAATCTCAATTAAAATTAAATAATTCTAATATATATTTAAATCAAATTGAATTAGGAAATATTATTAATTTAGGTTTTAATAATCATCTTAATTCTAATACTATTTCAATAGGTAATCATAATACTAATATTAATATAAATATTGGAACTTCTAATAATTCTTTAAACTCTAATTCTATAATTATTGGCAGAAATATTAATAATAATAATTATTCTTTAAATATTAATAATTTAATTTGTAAATATGAAAATAAAATAATTTATTTAGGTGTAGGTATTTATAAAAATATACCTATTATTATTGGTTCTGTTTCTGATAATAATACCTCTAATTTATTAATAAATGGCTCTTTAAATACAAATAATATAATAATAAAAAATTCAAGTAATTTAGCAATAACTCTTAAAAGTAATAATAATCAATTAAATACAAGTATTATTTATTATTTACCATCAATATCTACTGATATTAATAAAAATTTTTATTTATCAGTTAATAAATATGGATATCTTCAATGGAAAGATATATCTAATGATATGATTACAACTATAATAACAAGAGGCGATGTCATATGTAATAATATAGAAGCAGAATTAATTCAAGGTTTTGGATATTTTTTAAATAATATTAATATTAGTGATAAAACAACCGATGATTTAAAAGAAGGTATTAATAATTTATATCTTAATTCTAGTCTTATTACAGAATTATTATTAATAATTATTAATAATTTAACAACTGATGATATTAGAGAAAGTAAATCCTCTAATTTATATTATAATGAATTCTTATATTCCTCTAATTTTAATATAAATATCAGTAATATAAATACTGATATTATTAATACTAGTAATTCTAGATATTATCAATTAACAGATTTTTATGATTTTTCTTTAAATCATCTTTTTAATATAAATAGTGATGATTTAAAGAAAGGATCAAATAATTTATTTTATAGTGAAGAAACCTTTAAAAATTATTCAAATAGTATTATAACTAATTTAAAAGAAGGTAAAAATAATTTATATTATACTAATACTAGATTTCAAAATACTTTTAATTCATATATTAATACTAATGGTATTATTGGTATTAATCAAGGATTAAGTAATTTATATTATAATTCTTTAAATGTTGAAAGTAATACTAATCTATTATTAAATAATATTAATACTGATTTTTTTACAGAAAATAAAAATAATTTATATTATACTAATAACCGTCTTTTAAATTATTTTAATTCAAATATTCCATCATCTGATGGTTTTAAAGAAGGTACCTCTAATTTATATTTTAAAAGTATAAGTAATTTATCTATTATTAGTGATTATATACCTCAAGGTAATAGTAATTTATATTATATTAGTAATTCTAATTTACAATCTAGAATTATTAATAATACATCAACAGATACTTATTTACAAGGTAGTAATAATATTTATTTAAGAGAAAATAATATTATAAATCAATATCAATCTTATATATTTAAAGATATATCAACAGATAAAATAACCGAAAAAAATAATATTAAATTTATTACAAATAATTTTTATAATAATGAATTAAATATTAATGGTTTTATTAAAGCTAATAATGTTAGTCTTAATGATAATAGTAATGTAGATATTAATATCACAAAATTAGAAATTATTAAAGATGAATTTTCTATAGGTCCTTTAACTGAAGTAATTCATGTTTATGATTATAATAAAATATATTTTGATACTAAATTAAGTAATATTGATATTCAAGTTAATTATGATAGTAATATAAGTGATTCAAATGTACCTTTTATTGTTATTGATAATAGAGTAGGTATTAATAATTTAAATCCTTATTATAATTTTCATGTTGGTACAGGTGATGATACAGCATTTATTTCAAAATTAAGAATGAGTGATATTAAAGGTATATCAGGTGATTATGGTGTAATGTTAATGACATCTAATAATGAAATAAATGGAGATGATTTTATAATACAAACAAGAAAAAATATAAATGATAATTTTAATAATACATTTATAATTAAAAATAATTCTTATGTTGGTATTGGTAATATTAATCCTTTATCACATTTTCATATAAATTCTTCATTATTAACTGCTACAGATATAACTATAAAAATGACTGATAATATAACTGGACATGGTTATAGTAATGGATTTTCTTTAAGTAAAAATGAAAATCAAGATGGATTAATATGGAATTATGAAAATGCTAATTTAAGTTTTGCTACAAATAATAAAGAAAGATTTAAAATAAATAATAATGGTAATTGTTTTATAGGTGTTCCTGATTCCTATAATTATAATCTTTATGGATATAATCAACGATTAACATTAGGAGGAACTGGAACAGATAATAAATGGGGACAATTTTATATTTATGATACATCAATATCTGATAATAATTATTTAGGATTAATATTAAGAGCAGATAATATTAATAATTATTGTTCTATTCAAAGTGATAAAATAGGTATTACTACAAATGTTCCAATTTTATTAAATCCTCGTGCTAATAATGTTGGTATTGGATTATATAATCCTAGTGAAAAATTACATGTTAATGGAAATATAGTAGCATCAGGTAATATAACATCATCATTTTCAGATATGAGATTAAAAACTAAAACTTCTAATTTAAATAACGCATTAGATATTATAACAAAATTAAATGGATTCAAATATAAATTCAATGATAAAGCAAAAGAATATGGATTTAATGATAATAATGAAATGATTGGTTTAAATGCTCAAGAAGTTAAAGAAATAATACCAGAAGTTGTAAGTATAGCACCTTTTGATATGAAAAAAGAAAATAATAAAATAGAATCTATATCAGGAGAAAATTATTTATGTATTCAATATGAAAGAATAATACCTTATTTAATTGAATCAATTAAAGAATTAAAAAAAGAAAATGATTTATTAAAATCTAAAATATTATGAATATAATATCTTTTATATCTTATTGGTTTATATTATTTATATTAGGAATTATAAAAGCTAATCCATTTATATTTTTAATAATAAGTTTAATATTTATTATATTTAATAAAAACATCACAATATAAATTATTTAAATTTATTTATAAAACTTATTCCCATTTTAATTATTTATTTATATTATCCAATTACTTATAATTATAATGATATATCTTTTGGATTATTATTATTAATTTTATATATCACGACAATGATTATTTTCAAGATTAATCCGATAAAATCATATATCAATATAGTTAATAATTATGATAAAGAAAAAACTGAAATAAGTAAATTATATGATTATTTATTTAATACATAATAATATAATTCCTATCATTATTAAAATTATTCCAATAAAATTTATTATTGAAATTTTTTCATATAATATAAAATAAGATAATAATAATGTTACTAATGGATATAATGCTGTTATTGTAGTAATTATTGATACATTATTTGTATGTTTTAAAGCATTATAATATAATATATTTGCTAAAAATAATCCTAAAAAAGCACAAAATATTATATATATAATCTTATTATTTTGTTTATTTATATCATTATATATATCTTTATAATAAATATAACTATATATTAAACTAGCAATAAAAAAAGTAATAGCAGAAAATATAATAATAGTATGATATGATATATCATTTAATAGTAATTTATGAATAATTGGAATAATTCCCCAAATTATTGCTATAATAAATGCGATTATCATATTATCTATGATTTATAAAGAATATATAATATGTTATTTATAATTTCTGGAATCATTGCTGCTTTATGTTATAGTTCTGATAGTATATTTGGTAAAATCGCATTAGAAGGATTTCCTTTAAATATCTATTTTATAATAGTTGCTTTTATGTATAGTATAATTGGGATAATATTATTTATTTTTAATTATAATACTTTTTTTAAATATATAAATAGAGAAATAACACAAAATAATTATTATTATCTTAAATATGCTATAATTGCTGTTTTAATAGGTACTATAGCAGGAGATTATTTAATGTTTTATACAATAAATAAAGCAAGAAAAATAAATATACCTATAGCAATTACATTAATACATTTAGCACCTATATTTTCAATATTTTTAGTATATTATTGGTTTAAACAAAAATTAAATTATAAAGTAATATTAGGTATAATAATAGTATTTATAGGAACAATTATTACTATAACTAACGCAAATGAAAAAAATGAATATTTTTTATAATTATTTATATATAATATGAAAAGATATCATCAATTTTATGTAAATACATTACAATATATGTATAATTCTCATAAAAAAAATGAAAATAAACAAATATCAATAGATTATTTCATATTATTAAAAGTATTCAAATCAAGTGGTTTAATATAAAACAAATTTTATATAATTATAATAATAATATGAATTTTATAGAATATAAAGGATATAAAATAACATATGATGAATTAAATAAATATTTTGAAGAAATGAAAGAAAAAAGAGAAGAACGTGATAAAATTTTAGAAATAATATGTAGTAAACATGAAGAAATATTTAATAATTATAATAAATTAAAACCTCCAATAGATGATACATCATTAAATTTTTTTAAATTTAAAACAATAGATGAAATACAATTAGATGGTTCTTATACAACAAATAAATATATAAATTTTACTTTAAATAATTCTTTATTTCATTTATTAAATAATATAATTGAAAAGAAAAAAGAAATAAATATAATAAAAAGAATAGAAAAATTAGAAAATATTATAATTATATTATTTGGATGTTATTTAGGATCATTTATAGGATATTATTTTTAAATAACTAAAGCATATTTTTCAAAAAATGTAAATAATTCTAAATGATCTATTTTATTAATTATAATACATTTTACTTTTATTTTTTTTTTATTTGTTTTTAAATCCCATTTAATTTTATAAGTAATTCTATTTTTATATTTTTCAATTGTATGATTTAATCTAAAGTCATTTTTATTTTTTAATTCTAATTTTCCTATTTTTTCAATATTCATATTTATATATATATCATCTTCTAAAGTATCAAAGTCAAAATTAATTATATCCTCTTTTTCAATAAATCCTAATTTAATATTATTTTCATCTTTAAATAATCTACTTATAGTCATATTTGTATTTATTGAATATTTTGAATTATTATTATTATAAAATTCTATTAAAGTTTTATAAATATTAGTCATATATTTATAATAAAAAAATAAATATCAATTTTTTAATATTTCTACTATCATATTTATATTCTTTTAATTTTTTTATATTTAGTAAAAGCATCTGTTGAAAATATAAGTATTTTAAATTTATCATTTTTATAATTTCATTTTATCAAATGTTATTGATATTATCTTTAATTTAACCATATCTTCTTTTTCCCTTAATCATTCATTGGCAATAATGAAAAAAGTGTATCACTATATTTATAACAATTTTCCTATTTTATCATATATACCATTAACAGATGGAAAAAATAATTCTACTTCTTTATCATTTTCATAATTTCATTTTATCAAATGTTATTGATATTATCTTTAATTTAACCATATCTTCTTTTTCCCTTAATCATTCATTGGCAATAATGAAAAATGTGTATTACTATATTTATAACCATTTTCCTATTTTATTTTTTTATCATATATACCATTAACAGATTGAAAAAATAATTCTACTTCTTTATCATTTTCATAATAAATAGCATTATCACGAATAACCATTTTTTCTAAAATTATCATTACCATTATTTGTTCATATTTGAAAATAAATTTTCTTCATTATCAATTTATAAAATATAAACTTTATATGGATTAATAATAGAATGAATATATCAATAAATTTAGTTAATTATTATGAAAGAATTAAAAATTATAATAAAATATATAATAAATTTAAAAATTTAAAAGAAAAACAATGTTTGACATTTGGAAAAAAAAATAAATATGATGATTATTATGAATATTTTCTTAATAATAAAAAAATAATATTAAAAAAAAGAATAGGTAGTGAAAGTAGATATGGACTTATATTTTTAACATCAACCAATTATAATAAAAATATAATATTTGCTACTAAAATTATGATAGTTGATTCACATAATCATACTGAAATTATATTATCAAAAAAACTTTCAAATATTACTCTTAAAGATATTAATCCACATTTTTTATTAGTTTATAAATCATTAATATGTAATAATATAACAGCTAATAAAAAATTACCTGAATTAGTTAGATATGATGATTATTATATTACTATTAATGAATTAGCTGATGATAATCTAAAAAATTTTTTAATTAATATTAATGATCCACAATTAATTAAAAATGCTTATCAACAAATAATGTTAGCAATATTATCATTTCATTATCATACAGGTGGTGTATATCATAGAGATTGTCATTATAAAAATTTTTTATATCATAAAATAGAAAAAGGAGGTTATTTTCATTATAATATATTTGGAAAAAATATATATATAGAAAATAAAGGTTATATATGGCTAATATGGGATTTTGGTTTAGCAAAAACACAAGAAAATAGAAAATTAGAAAGATTAGAAGATTATTTTAAAGTAAATCAACATTTTAAATCTTCATCTAGTTATAGTGATTCTAATAAATTTATTGAAATTGAACATATTGTTAATAATATGAAATCTTTTCATAAAAAATATACAGATATTATAGGTAATTCTGATTTATTATTATTTAAAAATATATTAAATGAGTTATTTGAAAATTCTTTTAATAAAAAATCTTTTATTATAAATAAAAAACCATATAGTATCAAAAACTTTTAATTATTTTTATTTTTATAAATAGTAATATATTATGAGTTCCTCTGATGGATTAAATAAAATTATACAATCAGGTAATTCTAGTATTCTTACTTATGATGATATACAAACTAGAACTCTTGATTCCATCAGAATAGGTAATTACTGTGGTAAATTTCTCAATCTTTATAATAATGTCTTTATAGGTTATAGAGCAGGTGAAATAGCAACAAATGTTGAAAATTCTATTTTAATAGGACATAATGCTGGTGATAATATTAATAATGGCAATAATGTTATAATTGTTGGATATAATTATAATAATAATAGTTGTAATTCAATAAGTATTGGTGATAATTATAGTTCAACACTAACTACATCTATTGGTAAAAATAATTATAATTATGGTATATCTAATGTTATTATTGGATATAATTCTAGTAATTATGGTACTAATCTTTTTTCTATAGGTAATAATATTGAAATAAAAGCTGTTAATGTATATTATCATAATGGATTTTTTGACCCCGTTTTAAGTAATATAACAGTTAATCCTATTTTAAATCTTTTTTATGATAATTATTATAAAGTATATTCAAATACTTTTAATACTATAACAAATACACCTAATTTTATTTCAACTATTCAATTTCAAAAAAAAAATCTAATTTCCGATTTTATTAATCCTATTCTTAAAAAAGATTGTATTATTATTCAAGGTGATCATTATGTCCTTTATAATAATATATCTTCCTCCAATATTCAATTTCCTGATAATATAAATATTAATCAAAATCAACTATATAATCTTACTAATTATTCCTCTAATTCTATTGAAATTCCTTTAAGTATTATAAAAAGAATTGCTATACCCAGATTAAATATACTTTCAAAAACTGTATATTTTAATAAAGAAGATGGATATGTTTTAAATGAAAATGAATATCAATTACAATTTATAATTTCAACACCACCATTATATGGTAATTTTAAAAATAATATAATAAATAAAATAGAATTTAATGATGATAATCTTATATATATTTCAAATAATCTTTTTAATTCTTTAACTGATAAATGTGGAATAACACCTTATATTATTATTAATAATGAATATATAAAAGGACCAGAAGAAATATTTAATTTTCAAAGAACTTTTATTAATTATAATTTAAATTCTAATTTACCTATTTCTATTAATTTTTCAAAAGATATTTTATTAAATTCAAATATAATTAATATAGATGTTTTACCTTTTGATTTTACATATATTAAATCTTATATTATTCAAAATTTGAATATGTCTTATAATGATTATTCAAATATTTATATAAGTTTTATTCAAAAACCCGTTAGAGGTTTTATTAGTGATATTAATAAAAATCCTATTGGAATTCGCAATTTATTAAATATTTCTGATATTATTTATCATAATTATGATAATAAAATTAATAATGATTCATTTATTATTAATTTTTCTTATGGTTTTAATTATGCTAATCCTATTAATAATAATCTTTTAGTTAATATTAATATTATTCAAAGTAATCAAATAAATTTTAAAAATGCTTATATTTTTGATACTTTACCAATACAAAATAATATTATTAATATTCAATATCCCACATATGTTATAGATTATAGTTCTAGTTATTTACCTATTAAATTACAAGATTATTATAATAATTTATATAAATATAAAAATTTAGATTTAATTTCTCTTAAATTAATTTGTACAAATAATAATAATTTATTATTTGATAATCAAAATTTTTATCAATATTTTGGTAATTTAAATTTTAATATATATTATAATAATTATATTTCTTCTAATCAACTTTTAATAAATTATTATGATAAAAAAAATAAAAATATAGATTATCAATTTCTAAATTATTATACTAATAATAATTTTAAAGGTAAAGCTACTATTAGTTTTGATATTTCTCCTATTGTTCAATTTCCATATCCAAATATTGACTATATTTATAATTTCAATTTAAGTTTTTATAAAAATTCAATTTTATTAAAAAAATATAATTATAATAATTCTACTATAAATTTATCTCTAAATATTTTTAATAAAATTACTAATATTATTGATGATATATCTTTAAAAGATACAAATAATATTCGTCTTGAATATTATTTATCTTCTAATACAATTAATAATAATAATCTAAATAATTATCTTACAGAATTGTATTTTAGAAATTTTTTAATTATTTATGATAATAATTCTATAAATGATAGTAATACATCTTTAGCTATTGGTAATGATATTAATATAACAGGTATTAATAATATAGCTATTGGTTCTAATATAACAATTGTTGGTGAAAATTCTTTAATAATTGGTAATGAAAATAGTAAAAATCCTATTAATGAAAGTATAATTATCGGAAAAAAAAATTTTGTAAATAATTATGTTAATAAAAGTATTATAATTGGTAGTAATAATTCCACATCTCTTATTAACAGTAATCAAATTATCATTGGTAATAATATAAATAATAAATATTTATTAAATATTGATAATGTTATATGTAAAGATGAAGAAAAATTATTTTTAGGATTAGGATCTATACCAATTGCGATTGGTTATGATTCTAATGATAATATTGATATTAATGATAATAGTTCTTTATATATAAAAAATGGAATAAATGCTTCTTCATATAATTTTACTAATAATAATAATTATAATATTACTTTAAAAGCAAATGAAAATTTAACATCAAATATTACTTATACTTTACCTGATTTACCTTCTAATTTTTCTAGATTAATGCTTACAACTGATATAAATGGTACTATGAAATGGTCTGAAACAAATACATTTGATATAGACACTAATTTAATTTTAAATAATATTATAACAAAATCATTAACTGTTAATAGTTATATTAGCGGAGATGGTAGAAAAATAAGTAATATAAATATTAGTGATAAAACAACAGATGATTTAAGAGAAGGAACAAGTAATCTTTATTATACATCTGATCGTACTTCAAAAATAATTTTAAGTAATATTAATATAATTGATACAGATTATTTAAAAGAAGGTAAAAGTAATCTTTATTATACACCTGAAAGAGATAGTAATTCATTTTTTAGTAATATTAATAAAATATCAACTGATAACATTAAAGAAGGATCAAATAATTTATATTTTAATCAAAATTATTTATCAAATGCTGTCCTATATACTTTTAATAATTATTCTACAGATAATCTTAAAGAAGGTTCTAAAAATTTTTATATAACTCAATCCAGAGTTGATAGTTTTATAAAAAATAGAACTACTGATGATTTTATAGAAGGATCTAATAATCGGTTTTTTACATCTCAATTAGCAAATTCAAGAATAGGAATATATTTAAATAATATAACAACTGATAATCTTAAAGAAGGTTCTAGTAATCTATATTTTACAAATAATAGAGTTTTAAGTAATGTTAATAGAATATTAGCAACAAAAACAAGTGATGATATAAAACAAGGTACTATTAATTTATATTATAATCAAAGTAATGTAAATAATATATTCTCTAATATAATTTTTAATAGAAATACTAATGATATTAGAGAAGGAACTTCTAATCTTTATTTAACAATTCCTAGATTTAATCAATATTTATCACTTAGAACTACTGATAATATTAAAGAAGGTTCTAGTAATTTTTACTTAACAAATAATAAAATTTTAAGTATTGTCAGTAATTTAAATACTGATTTGATTAAAGAAGGAACATGTAATTTATATTATAAAGAAAGTTATGGTAGTAATTTTTTCTTTAAAAGTATAAATTTAATTACTACTGATTTAATTAAAGAAGGTAATAGTAATAAATTTATTATTAATAATACATATAATTCTAATTTAATTATTGCTGGTAATGTTAAAGCATCCAATATTATCATTAATAACAACAATTTAATGGATATTTATAATCAAAGTATTGATAATCTTCGTTCTAATTATGCTAAAACTTACATTAAATATAATATTAACAGTAATGTAAGTATTTATAATAATTCTAATGCTCCTTTAACTCTTAATTTTAATGTATTATCAAATAAACCTATTAGTTTTGGTAAAGCTGGACCTCCTTTTATAATTGTTGGATCTAATGTAGGAATTAATTTAATAAATCCATCTTATAATTTACATGTAAATGGTTATGCTTTTGCTAATTATTTTATAGGAGATGGTTATAATATAAGTAATTTAAATGTCAATTATATGTCTTTTAATTCAGATGATGTTAGAATAGGCAATTCTAATCGGTTTATTGTTAATAATTTATATAATAATAATCTTACAATAGAAGGTGATTTAATTTATAATAATTCTATTATTAAAGGTGATATAATACCATTTATAGATAATTATTATAATTTAGGAAACTCTGTATCATATTTAAATCAAATATACAGTAAAAAAATAAATTTAAATACTAATTCATATATATATGAAAATAATTCTAATCAAATAACTCTTAGAAGTTTAAATGGAATTGTAATAGAAGATAATAATAGTAATTTAAATATTTCTTTTAAAAATAATAAATTAATTTTTAATAGTAATCAAATATTTAATTATGATTTACTATATAATTCACCTATTAATTATAGTAATAATTACTCTATAACAAAAATAGAAAAACCTTTAATAATAGAAACTTCAAATACTAATCCCTTTTCTATTAAAAGTAATAATAATACTATTTTTATAATAGGTTCTAATAATTATGATGTTAATATAAATGGTTCTCTTAATTCAAGTGATATATTTATCAAAGGAATTAATATTTTCAATAAAATAGATACTAATTCTAATACTATATTATCTAATATAAATCAAACATCAAATATATTATATAATAATTTAATTCAAACATCTTCAAATTTATTTAATAATTATATAAATGATAGTAATAATTCTAATTATTTATCTTCAAATTTAAATAATACTTCTAATTATCTTTTTAATGATTATTCTTCATTAATCAATATAACTTCATTTTTATTTTATTCTAATTTAAATACTACTTCTAATATTCTTTTTAATAATTATTCAAGTTTAATTTTCAACAATTTTTTAAATTTATCTACTAATATAATTCAAACTTCTAATACTATTTTTCTTAATTATTCTAATTTAAATAGTAATACTTCCAATACAACCTTTATTAATTATTCAACTTTAGATAGTAATACATCTAATATAACCTTTATTAATTATTCTAATTTAAATAGAACAACATCAAATACTCTTTTTAATAATATTAATCAAACTTCTAATACAACCTTTATTAATTATTCTAATTTAAATAGTAATACTTCTAATACTCTTTTTAATAATATTAATCAAACTTCTAATACAACTTTTATTAATTATTCAACTTTAGATAGCAATACTTCTAATATAACTTTTATTAATTATTCTAATTTAAATAGAACAACTTCAAATACTCTTTTTAATAATATTAATCAAACTTCTAATACAACTTTTATTAATTATTCAACTTTAGATAGCAATACTTCTAATATAACTTTTATTAATTATTCTAATTTAAATAGTAATACTTCTAATACAACATTTATTAATTATTCTAATTTAAATAGAACAACATCAAATACTCTTTTTAATAATATTAATCAAACTTCTAATACAACATTTATTAATTATTCTAATTTAAATAGAACAACTTCTAATACAACATTTATTAATTATTCCAATTTAAATAGTAATACTTCTAATACAACATTTATTAATTATTCCAATTTAAATAATAATACTTCTAATACAACTTTTATTAATTATTCTAATTTAAATAGAACAACTTCAAATACTCTTTTTAATAATATTAATCAAACTTCTAATACAACTTTTATTAATTATTCCAATTTAAATAGAATAACTTCTAATTCTCTTATTACAAATACTAATATAACTTCTAATAATATTATTTCATCTATTACATCTAGAATTAATATAATTAATACTGATACTATTCCTTTAGGAACTTCTAACCGTTTTATTACAAATAATTCATTTAATGGTAATTTAACTGTTAGTGGAAGAATTATTAGTTCAAATTTAACAACTTCAAATATAAATATAATAGGTTCTTTTACAACAATTAATACATCTAATTATGCTACTGAAAATTTAGAAATTGTTAATGATAGTACAGCAACATCTTTAGTTGTAAGACAATTAAGTGATATAAAAAATTTAGCAGAATTTTATAATTTAAATAATTTAACATTTGTAATAACCTCAAATGCTAATATTGGTATTGGTATAATTAATCCTAATCCTTTTTATAAATTATTTGTAAATGGTAATTTAAATGCTAATAATTATTATAGTAATGGTGTTGATATAAATACAAAAATAAATAATAATATTCTAATATATTCTAATATTCTTTATTCTGATTATAATCAATTAAATAGTAATTCATCTAATAGTCTTTTTAATAATATTACTCAAACTTCTAATAGTTTATTAAATAATAATAATATATCTTCAAATAGTCTTTTTAGTAATATTACTCAAACTTCTAATAGTTTATTAAATAATAATAATATATCTTCAAATAGTCTTTTTAATAATATTATTCAATCCTCTAATAATAATAATATATCATCAAATAGTCTTTTTAGTAATATTATTCAATCCTCTAATAATTTATTAAATATTAATAATATATCTTCAAATAGTCTTTTTAGTAATATTACTCAAACCTCTAATAATTTATTAAATATTAATAATATATCTTCTAATAGTCTTTTTAGTAATATTACTCAAACCTCTAATAATTTATTAAATAATAATAATATATCTTCAAATAGTCTTTTTAGTAATATTATTCAATCCTCTAATAATTTAATAAATTATGTAAATTCAAATTTATCTAATACATCAATTAGCTCAAATGATATTTATAAAATTAATTCTAATAATAATATATCTTCTAATAGTCTTTTTAGTAATATTATTCAATCCTCTAATAATTTAATAAATTATGTAAATTCAAATTTATCTAATACATCAATTAGCTCAAATGATATTTATAAAATTAATTCTAATAATAATATATCTTCTAATAGTCTTTTTAGTAATATTATTCAATCCTCTAATAATTTAATAAATTATGTAAATTCTAATTTATCTAATACATCAATTAGCTCAAATGATATTTATAAAATTAATTCCAATAATAATATATCTTCTAATAGTCTTTTTAGTAATATTATTCAAACTTCTAATAGTTTATTAAATAATAATAATATATCTTCTAATAGTCTTTTTAGTAATATTAATATAACTTCAAATAATTTAATAAATTATGTAAATTCTAATTTATCTAATACTTCAATTGACTCAAATGATATTTATAAAATTAATTCTAATATTATTCAATCTTCTAATAATTTATTAAATTATTTAAATACTGATATAATTAAAGAAGGTTTTAGTAATCGTTTTATTATAAATGATAAATATGAAAGAGATATTACTTTTAATAATATAGAAGTGAAAGAATCTATAAATTGTAGTAGTTTATATATAAATAATGTAAATATTAATACTATAATAGCAGGAACATCAAATTTAACATTTGATTTAAGTAATGTAAGTAATATAGATGGTCTTATTACAAATAAAATTTCAAAATTAAATACTGATATTATTAATTCTGGAAATTCTAATCGTTTTATAACAAATGATAGTTACAATAGAGATATAAATTTTAATAATGTAATAATTAATTCAAATTTAATTATTAAAAATAATAATAATTATTCATTTACAATTGATTCTAATGGTAATGTAGGTATTGGTATAGATATTGATAATATTAATGATAATTATAAATTAGATGTAGATGGAATAATAAATTGTACTGATATTAATATTAATAATGAAAGTATATTAACAATATTTTCAAGTAATATTAATGTAACATCTAATTATCTTTTTAATTATAGTAAAACTAATCATACATATGGATATAATTCTACAGTAATTGATTTTGTTTCTATAATATCATCTAATTTTTATAATGTAAATTCATCTAATTATACTTCAACACATACATGTTCATATCATAAACATTTATTTGATAGTGAATTATTAATTCAAGCAGAATTTCCTTATAAAATAAATGGATATGGTAGTGATCATTATAGTAGTAGATTATCTATTATAAGTGATATTGTAATAGAACCAGAATATTCATTAGAATATGAACAAATATTTATTGGTTATGCTGCTGGTGGTGGTACACGTTCTACAACATTAAGTCCTATTACACATAAAACATCAATAGCGGGAGATATTATTTATATAACATTAGAACTAAAAAATGTAGATAGTGATGATGGAATAACTACAAATAATTGTATATTTATAATAACAGAAAAAAAACCAACATCAAAATTAATATTAACTCCATATATAACTGAACAAGATGTTTTAAGACTTACAAGTAATATTTATGTAAATAATAATCAATTATCATCAAATCTATCATTATATCAAACGAATGATTATGGTAAATGGACGTCAAATACTACAACTAAAAGTATATTTTATGAATATGGATATGTAGGAATTGGTACAAATAATCCAAATTATAATTTAGATATTAATGGAAATATAAATTGTAGTGGTATATATGTTAATAATAATAATATTATATCATCTTTTGATAATTCTTTAAGTCAAACATCTAATTATCTTTTTAATTTCGCAGCAACTAGTTTTAGTAATGTTAGAAATATAAGTACATTTGCTTATAATTCTACAGTTGTAGATTTTTATTCTTATGTTTCTTCTAATAATTATATTGTTAATTCTTCTAATTATACTGATACACATATTTGTATTTATAATAAAAAATTATATGATAGTGAATTATTAATTCAAGTTGATTTTCCATATAAAATTGAGGGTCATGGTAGTGACCATTATTCTAGTCGTTTATCAATTAGTAGTGAAGATATTGGAAAAGGTGAAAATGAAGAAGGTGAAGAATTTTCTTTAGAACACGAACAAGTTTTTATTGGTTATGCTGCTGGTGGTGGTACACGTTCTACTACATTAAGTCCATTAACATATATAACTTCAATAACAGGAAATTTAATAAAAATAAAAGTTCAATTAAGATTAGTTGACAGTGATGATTCTATTATAACAAATAGTTGTTGTTTTGTAATAACAGAAAAAAAACCAACATCAAAATTAATTTTAGAAAAATATATTAATTCTAATGAAGTTATTAATATTACAAGTAATTTATATGTAAATCCTATTCAATTATCGTCTATTCTTACTAATTATCAAACTAATAATTATGGTAAATGGATTTCAAATATAAATACAAATACTATAAATTATGATTTTGGTAATGTAGGAATAGGCGTAAGTAATCCAAGTTATAATTTAGATGTAAATGGAAATATTAATTGTAGTAGTATTTATATAAATCATAATAATATATTTTCTATTGTAAATTCTAATATTTATGAAACTTCTAATAATTTAATTAATTATACTAATCTTAATTTTAGTAATACTAGAAATTATAATACTTTTGCTTATAATTCTACTGTTATAGATTTTTATTCATATATTTCTTCTAATTCTTTTACTGTTAATTCTTCTAATTTTACAACAACACATATTTGTACTTATCATAAAAAATTATATGATAGTGAATTATTAATTCAAGTTGATTTTCCTTATATCATTGAAGGTTATGGAAGTGATCATTATGCTAGTCGTTTATCTATTTCTAGTGAAGAAATTCAAGATGCTAATGATTACTCATTAGAACATGAACAAGTTTTTATTGGTTATGCTGCTGGTGGTGGTACACGTTCAACCACATTAAGTCCAATTACTCATAAAACAAATATATCTGGAAATATAATAACAATAAAATTACAATTAAAATTAGTTGATAGTGATGATCCTATTAGTACAAATAATTGTTTATTTGTAATAACAGAAAAAAAACCAACATCAAAATTAGTTTTAGAAAAATATATTAATTCTAATGAAGTAGTATCAATAACATCTGATTTATATATAAATCCTGTTCAATTATCATCTATTCTTACGAATTATCAAACTAATAATTACGGTAAATGGATTTCAAATATAAATACAAATACTATAAATTATGATTTTGGTAATGTAGGAATAGGTGTTAGTAATCCAAATTATAATTTAGATGTAAATGGAAATATTAATTGTAGTGAAATATATATTAATAATAATAATCTCGTAACAACTTTTAATTCTAATATTTATCTTACTTCAAATATTTTATATAATTACACTAGTGAAAATTTTGATAAAGCACGTAATTTTAATACTTTTGCTTATAATTCTACTATTATAGATTTTTATTCATATATTTCTTCTAATTCTTTTATTATAAATTCATCTTCATATATTTCTACTCATACATGTGTTTATTATAAAAAATTATATGATAGTGAATTACTTATAAATGTTGAATTTCCTTATATAATTGATGGATTTGGCAGTGATCATTATTGTAGTAGATTATCTATTTCAAGTGAAGATATACCAGAAGGTTTAGAATATTCATTAGAACATGAACAAGTTTTTATTGGTTATGCTGCTGGTGGTGGTACACGTTCTACAACATTAAGTCCAATTATTCATACTACTAATATTAGTGGAAATATTATAACAATAAAATTACAATTAAAATTAATAGATAGTGATGATGCTATTAAAACAAATAATTGTATTTTTGTAATAACAGAAAAAAAACCAACTTCAAAATTAGTTCTTGAAAAATATATTGATAATAATGAAGTTATTAATATTACAAGTAATTTATATATAAATCCTTCACAATTATCATCAATATTAGAAAATTATCAAACTAATAATTATGGCAAATGGACTTCTAATACAAATAACAAAGCAATTTATTATAATTATGGTAATGTTGGTATTGGTATGAATAATCCATTATATAATTTAGATGTAAATGGTGATATAAACTGTACAAATTTATATATTAATAATTGTAATCTTATTACAAATTTAATACAAACTTCTAATTTTTTATTTGATTATACTACTACTAGTTTTAATAATGTCAGAAATTTAAGTTCATTTGCTTATAATTCTACTTTAATAGATTTTTATTCATATATTTCTTCTAATTCTTTTACTGTTAATTCTTCTAATTTTACTACAACACATATTTGTACTTATAATAAAAAATTATATGATAGTGAACTTTTAATTCAAGTTGATTTTCCTTATATCATTGAAGGTTATGGAAGTGATCATTATGCTAGTCGTTTATCTATTTCTAGTGAAGAAATAGTAGATGAATTAGAATTTTCATTAGAACATGAACAAGTTTTTATTGGTTATGCTGCTGGTGGTGGTACACGTTCAACTACATTAAGTCCAATTACTCATAAAACATCTATTATAGGTAATATAATAACAATAAAAGTTCAATTAAAATTAATTGATAGTGATGATCCTATAACAACAAATAATTGTTTATTTATAATAACAGAAAAAAAACCAACATCAAATTTAGTTTTACAAAAATATATTACAGGTGATGATGTTAAAGATATTACTAGTAGTTTATATATAAATCCTAATCAATTATCAAATATTTTAGAAAATTATCAAACTAATAATTACGGTAAATGGACATCTAATATTACATCATCTTATATTAATTATGAAATTGGTAATGTTGGCATAGGTAAATCTACAGAAAATTCATTATATAAACTAAATATTAACGGTAATCTTAATTGTGATGATATATATATTAATAATACTAGATTATTAAATACTATTGATAATAATATTCAAATTTCTTCTAATTCACTTTATGAATACACTAATTATTATTTTGATAAAACTAGAAATTTTAATACTTTTGCTTATAATTCTACTATTATAGATTTTACTTCTATCATTTCTTCTAACTCTTTTACCATAAATTCATCTTCATATATTTCTACTCATACATGTGTATATCATAAAAAATTATATGATAGTGAATTATTAATTCAAGCCGATTTTCCTTATATTATTAATGGTTTTGGCAGTGATCATTATTCTAGTCGTTTATGTATTTCTAGTGAAGAAAATGAAATTCAAAATGAATATTCTCTGGAACATGAACAAATTTTTATTGGTTATGCTGCTGGTGGTGGTACACGTTCTACAACATTAAGTCCTATTACACATACAACATCCATTATAGGTAATATTATAACAATTAAAGTTGAAATAAAATTAATAGATAGTGATGATTCTTTAACTACAAATAATTGTATTTTTGTTATAACTGAAAAAAAACCATCATCTAAACTAGTTTTAACTAAATATATTGATCATGATGAAGTTATTAATATTACAAGTAATCTTTATATAAATCCTAATCAGCTATCATCTATTTTAGAAAATTATGAAACTAATAATTACGGTAAATGGAATTGTAACTCTTCTTCTATTTATTTTACTGAAGGTAATGTAGGTATTGGAACAAATAATCCTAGAGTAAAATTACATGTATATGGTAATATTGTTTCTACTGGTTATATTTCATCCGCTTATTCTGATATTCGTCTTAAAACTATCACTTCTACTATTACTAATGCGTTAGATACGATTACTAATATTAATGGATTTAAATATAAACATAATAATATAGCAAAAAATTATGGATATACTGATGATAATGAACATATTGGTATAAGTGCACAAGAAATTAGTAATTATATACCTGAAGTTGTATCATTAGCACCTTTTGATTTAGATAGAAATGATAAAGGTGATATTATATCTAAATCAGGCGAAAATTATTTAACAGTTGATTATGAAAAAATAATTCCTTATTTAATTGAAAGTATTAAAGAATTAAAAAAAGAAAATGATAGATTAAATAATCGTATAAAAAAATTAGAAAATATTGTTTTATAATTATAAATTTTATTTTTTTATTATTTATATTAAACAGATATAAATTTATGTCAAAATCTAGTTCTAATATTATTTTTTCTAATTTAGTAACTTTTCAAAATATTATTAATACATTATCTAATTTAGAAATTATTAATTCTAATTATATTTATAATCATTTATTTTCAGATTATATTAAAACTGGTAATTGTAACAGATTTATTATAAATGATATATATGATAGAAATGCTATATTTACATCAAATTTAATAACATCCAATTTTATTACATCTAATTTAACTATAAATGGTAATAATAATTTACCTTCATTATTAATAAATCAAGATAATTTAAATGAAAATATTATTGAAATTTATTCTAATAATAATGCTGTTTTTATGATTGATTCTAATGGTAATATTGGTATAAATAAAAATTATCAAGATATTGCTGAAAAATTTGAACTATTAGGAAATTTGAAAATTCAAGGTCATATTTACCCTGAAATTGACGATACTTTTAATTTAGGCACTATTAATAATAGATGGAAAGATTTATATCTATCTGGTAATTTAATTGCTTCAAATTTAAGTGTTATTGGTGATTCTACTATTCTTAATACAACTGTATATCAAACTGAACAATTACAAATTATTAATGATACTACTGCTACTAGTATGATAGTAAAACAATTAAGTCCTAATTTTAATGTAAGTGAATTTTATAATTCTAACAATCCAGCTTTAATAATTTCTTCTAATGGTAATATTGGTATAAATAGAAATGTTTCAGCAAATGATGAAAAAGTTGAATTATTAGGAAATTTAAGAATTGAAGGAAAT